GTGTTCGTCGGGGTGGTGAGTGGGACCCATTCCGTAAACGATGTAAGAGTTGAGCCGGGCGATCTCCTGCACGACCAGATTGGCGTAGCCGGCGATGTCCCTCCAGTGGTCTATCTCGGCGCAGTTGCCCGACAAGATCCGCGCGACCTTGCTGGCGATCATCTGCAACGCCTCGCGCTGGACGTCGCCCAGTTCGTCCCAGTTCTTGCCGCCTTGCATGGCGTCCTTCAACTGCTGCGCCTTGGCAGCCGTCGTCAGGAACGGGCCATGGGTCTTCTCACGTTCGGTAAGGATGTTCATGCCTTCTCCTTCAGCGCGCGGATGGCGGCGGCGTAGTCATTGGCCTGAGCGCCATCACCAAGCTCGTTCACGGCGTCAGCCGCCTCCTCCAGCACCTCGGCGCGGATGAGGTCGATGGCGGCGGTGGCTGTGTCGGTATACCAACAGCCACCCTCCGTTCTGCATTCTGAGCATTCCAAATCGACTTGGCTGCAAAACATTTGCGCCACCTTCTCCACCAGCGCGGCGCGGTCAACGGTCATGTGGTCCTCCATATGCCAAAGAGCAAAACGATGGTCATGCAAACGAATAGGGCGAGAACCAGAATGGCGTCTTCACTCATCCTTCTTCTCCTGTGCGAGTGCTGCGCGGATCACTGCACGGGCCTGATCTTTTGCCCCGACAACTATGCAGGCATCAGCCTTGCCCAGCGCCCCCCGCAACCGCTCAATTTCATCCGCCGCCGCCCGCATGTGCAGAACCGTGTGGCGCGGCGCGTCCGCCAGTTCAAACATCTCGGCAGTCGTGCGCAGCCGTTCTACGACGTCAATCATCACGGTCCGCTCCCTTGATGACGTTGTGGATGTGCAGGATGAGCGCCAGCCACCCGGCCAGCGCGCCTCCCGTATAGAAGAAGAACCATATCCACTGCGCGTCAGTTACCGGCATGGACGCGGGGCCCGTCGATGAGCGCCCGCAACGCCTTGTCGCGGGCGACGATCTCGTCCTCGATGGCCACGATCATCCGCAGCAGCTCCTCACCCTGCGCCTCCACCTGCGCCCGCAGGGCGTCGTTGGCGGCAACAAGGGTGTGGACCTTGGCGGTGATCTTGCGACCCAGTTCGGCGTTGTTCACTCGTTCGGCCTCGATGCTGTCGATGACTGCGGCGATGCTCATAAGTCTATGCTCCTATGCTTGTTGATGACCCGTGTGGTGACTGGCGGCTGATAGTGGTCCTCCGTCCAGGTAGAAACCTCACGCCGTTTTCTCCGGCGCGTGGCAAATAGAACAAAAGCAGAACCCGTAAACATGAAGCCCATCAGGAAGCCGACAAGGAAGGCCATCACGGCTTGATCCTCTCCAGCATCTCCTTGCGTTCCCGCTGCGCCCTGAGCGTCGTGTAGCGCTGGTGGATGCGGACGGCGTAGGTCGGCCGCTTGTGGACCTCGACCTCCTCGTCCAGCATCGCCTTCACCTGGTCCTCCGTCCGCATGGACAACAGCACGTTCAGGTCGTGCCAAGCACTCTTCATCCCTTCAACTCCTCTAGGGCCACGTCAGAGATAGCCCGTTTGTCGGCAAGCGCGGCCCAGATGCGCTCGTCGATGGTCTTGTTGGTCAGCAGCACGTAGACCCACACGTCGCGCTCCTGCCCGCTGCGGTGCAGGCGCCCGACGACCTGTTCGTAGAGTTCCAGCGACCACGGCAGCGACAGGAACACCATGTGGCAGCCGCCGTGCTGGAGGTTGAGGCCGTGGCCGGCGGACTTAGGGTGGACCGCCAGCAGCGGGATCTTGCCCGCGTTCCAGCGCTCGATCACGTCCGAGCCGTCGTCCAGCGTCCACAGCCGCCCCGGATAGCGGCGCTTCAGTTCGGCCAGCTCCTCGACGAAGTTGTAGACGATCAGGGTGTTGGCTCGCTGGTTGCCCTCCAGCACCTCGTCCAGCAAATCGAAGCGGTGTGTCGAAAACCAGTGTGGGTACTTGTAGGACTTGAACACGCCAGCCGTATCAGACGCCTCCGACACCGTGTCGTAGACCCACCCGCCCGCCATCTGCTGCAGCTTGGTCGTGACCGCGGCGGCGGACAGGGCGGTGATGTCCTGCCACATGAACTCGCGCTTCATCTTCTCATAGGGCTCACGGTCGGGCATGTCGCAGCGCATCTCGACGACGTGGCACGGCGGCAGCTTGTCCTTGTAGACGCCGGGCTCCAGCACGAATGTCGCCGGGCGGATGCGGGTCATCACCTGTTCGAGGGCACCCTTGCGCGGCATCCACTCGCCGAAGTCGCGGTTGATGCAGACGAAGTACTGCTGCATGAACGCGCCCTTGGCGCGGCCCAGCAGGCGCTCGTCGACCACCTTGCACTGGCCGAAGACGTCCTCAAGGCCGTTCGAGGTGAAGGAGCCGGTCAAACCCCAGCGCACCTTGAAGCGGTCAAGCACCTTGAGGAGCGACTTGAACCGCTTGCCCGACGGGTTCTTGAGCCGGGTCAGCTCATCGAAGACGACGCCGTCGAAGTCGAGTTCCGGCAGCTTGTCGAGGTTGTCGTAGTTGAAGACGACGACCTGCGCGTCCGTCTCGAAGGCCGCGCGGCGCTGGGCGGCCGATCCGATGGCGACCGACATGGTAAGGCTGGGCGACCACTTCTTGACCTCGACCGGCCAGACGTCCGTGCAGACGCGCTTTGGGGCGACCACCAGCCACCGCTCGACCGCGCCGTCGCGCAGCATCTCGGCCATGGCGGTGAGCGTGATCGCGGTCTTGCCGGCACCCACCGGAGCCAGGATCATGGCGCGGTCGCGCTCGTAGAGGAACGTGACCGCGTCGTTCTGGTATGGTCTAAGCGTGAGGCCCAAGCGTCTATCTCCGTTCTTGACCATAGTGTCGTGTAGTTCTGCTTCAGTACTTTCATGCGCGTGGCGAACAGCACCTGGAGCGGCGACAGCCGCCCGCCGGACGCCTTCAACTCGACGAACCAGACGGTCCCGTCGGGCAGGCAGACGACGCGGTCGCTGACGCCGCGATGATTGGGCGACCGGAACTTGTAGGCGGTGCCGCCCATGCGCTCCACCGTCCAGACGAAGTATTTCTCGATTTCACTCTCGCGCGGCATGCCGTCCTGTTATCAAACATCGCTTGACAGGTCAACAAGAAATGTGTAGCGATAGGGCAAATCACAGGAGACGACATGGCAACCCACTCAAATATCGTCGGCGGTTCAACTGCAAAGCGAGTCATCAACTGCCCCGGCAGCGTGGCGTTGGTGCAGAAGGTGCCGCCCAAGCCGTCCAGCAAGTACGCCGACGAAGGCTCGCTGCTGCACCACGTCATCGCGGCGGTGCTGGAGACGGGCAAGGCGCCGCAGGACTTCCTCGGTGCGCTCTATAACGACGTCGAGTTGACCGAGGACCTGCTGGAGCGCAAGCTGCTGCCCGCACTGGGGGCGCTCGACGAGATCGACCCCGACAAGATGATGGAGTACGATGTCGAGAAGGTTGTTGGCTTTGGTCATGTTCTTCCTGACGTGTTCGGGTCCGCTGATCTGGTTGGCCGCATCGGCGACCGCGGCGTTCTGATCGACTGGAAGTTCGGCGACGGCGTTGCGGTCGAGGCGGAGGAGAACCCGCAGGCCATGTTCTACATCGCCGCCGCCATGCACACCACATCAACCCGCTGGGCGTTCGTCGACGCCGAGGCCATCGACGTCTACATCGTTCAACCGCCTTACGTGAAGAAGTGGACGACCGACATCGCCCGCATCAAGCGGTTCGAGGCCGACCTGATCCTGGCCGTGCGGGCTGCCGAGCAGCCGGACGCCCGGCTCCAGACGGGCGACCATTGCCGCTGGTGCGCCGCCAAGTCGATCTGCCCGCTGGTGACGGGTGCCGTCGAGCGCGCCGACCGCGCTGCGCTCAAGACGGTCAACGTCGACGACCTGGCGGCCGCCCTCGACAAGATCGAGGTGCTGGAGGGCTGGATCAAGGACGCCCGCGAGATGGCGCAGACGCTGCTGGAGAACGGCGTGGACGTGCCCGGCTACAAGCTGGTCGCCAAGCGGGCGATGCGGCAGTGGACGGACGAGAAGGCAGCCTTGACAGCCCTCCGCGAAGCAGGCTGTAGTGCAGAGGAATTGACGGAACTGAAGTCGCCGGCGCAGGTCGAGAAGGTGCTGAAGAAGCGCAAGATCGACATGCCGGAGGGGCTCATCACGTCCGTCTCAACGGGTAGTACCCTCGCAAGCGCGGATGACCCGCGACCGGCGGTACTGCAGATCGGCGCAAGATTAACCGCCGCTCTTGGTAAACTAGTCTGAACAGGAGACGACAATGAACGACATCGTGAACTTCGGTAACGCCAAGCTCCCCTCCGTCCAGTCCCTTTCGACCGCCTTGCGCTCGCTTGAGCACGAGGTGGGCGGCAGCGGCATGGCGATCCTCAAGATGGACAAGACCGGCCACTGGGTGTTCGGTGCTGACCAGACGGAGATCGAGGACGACAGCACTTGGGCCGTCAATCCGTTCTCGTTCGTCCACGGCTACATCGCCTGGGGCGAGGGTGACGTGCTTGGCGAGAAGATGGTGCCGGTGGCTGAGCCGCTGCCGGAGATGGACGTGCCGCCTCCGGGCGCCAAGCGCGGCTGGGAGCTGCAGGTGGGCATGAGCCTCAAGTGCATGGCGGGCGACGACAAGGGGCTGGAGGTGATCTACAACGTCACGTCCGTGGGCGGCAAGCGCGCCGTCCAGAAGCTGGCCCTTGACATCGCCGCGCAGGTCGAGAAAGACCAGACCAAGCCCGTGGCTGTCGTGCGCCTGAAGAAGGAGCACTACACCCACAAGTCCTACGGCCGCATCTACACCCCGATCTTCGAGATCGTGTCGTGGGTCGGCCTTGACGGACAGGCTGACGAGCAGTCCGTGAGCGAGGCTCCGGCGGAGACACCCACCCGCCGCCGTCGCAGCGCCTAACGGGCGAGGGGGCCGGTGAGCGTACAGCGTACCGGCCCCCGACCATCACCATGACAACCCTCTGGCTTGACTTCGAAACCCGCAGCCGCTGCGACCTGCCGAGCCGCGGCGTCTACAACTACATGCAAGACCCGAGCACTGAGGTGCTGTGCATGTCCTACGCCTTCGACGACGAGGACGTCGTCACATGGACCCCGGACCAGCCGTTCCCGACGCGTGTGGCCCTGCACCGCGGGCAGATCCGCGCCCACAACGCCGCGTTCGAGCGCCTGCTGCTCTGGTACGTCATCTGTCCCGACTTCGGCGTGCCGGAGCCCAAGCTGGAGCAGTTCTACTGCACTGCAGCACAGGCGCGGGCCAACTGCGCGCCGGGCAGCCTTGAGGACGTCGGCCGTTTCGCGGGCGCCGGCATGCGCAAGGACCATAGGGGTGCGGCCCTGATCCGTGCGCTGTCGGTCCCGCAGGCCGACGGGTCGTTCCGCGAGGACGCCGGGCTCATGGCCGAGATGGTCGCCTACTGCGAGGCGGACGTCCGTGCCATGCGGGCGTTCTCGGGCATCATGCGCGACCTGACCGACGAGGAGCTGGCCGACTACCACGTCAATGAGCGCATCAATGACCGGGGCGTCAAGCTGGACGTGCCGCTGGCCCAAGCAGCCATCACCTACGCGGCGGCCGAGCTGGACGAGATTGAGGCGACGTTCCAGGAGATCACCGGTCTGGCCAGCATCCGCAGCCCGCGCATGCGCGAGTGGGTCTGGGAGCGCGTTGGGCCGGAGGCCCGCAAGCTGATGGTCGTCCACAAGGACGGCGAGGCGAAGGTGAGCATTGACAAGGCCGTGCGGGCAAACCTGCTGGCGATGGAGGACCATGATGAAATACCCCCGGAAGTCCGTGAAGTGGTGCAGTGCGCGGACGATGTGTGGGCATCGTCCGTGGCAAAGTTTAGCCGTGCAGAAGCGCTTAGCGATGATGAAGACGGTCGCGTCAGGGGTGCATTTGTATTTTGTGGCGGGAGCGCTACAGGCCGAGCGTCGAGCTATGGCCTCCAGGTTCACAACTTCCCCCGGAAGTGCGCCGCCGAGCCTGAACTAGTCCGGCAGGCCATGGTGCGCCGCCATGCCATCGTGCCGCAGTTCGGCAAGCGGGTGACGGATGTGTTGAAGTCCATGCTGCGCCCGTCGCTGATCCCGGCGGCTGGCAAGCGGTTCGTCGTGGCCGACTGGTCGTCCATCGAGGCCCGCGTGACGCCATGGTGCTCAGGCCCCGCGGGCGACGCGAAGCTCGACCTGTTCCGCGAAGGCAAGGACGTCTACAAGGTCAACGCGGCCGCGACGTTCCGGTGCCGCGTCGACGAGGTGACGAAGGACCAGCGCCAGGTCGGCAAGGTGCAGGAGCTGGCCTGCGGCTTCGCCGGCGGTGTGGGTGCCTTCAGTGCCATGGGCCGCATCTACGGCCTGTCCATGCCCGAGAGCGAAGCGCGCCAAATGGTGGACGCATGGCGTCGCGCCAACCCGTGGTCGGTGCCGTACTGGCATGATCTGGAGGTTGCCTATACGCGCGCCATCCGCAACCCCAAGACGCGAATGGTAGCGGGTCGTGTTACCTATTATTTCGACGGCGTTCATCTTTGGTACTCGTTGCCGAGCGGTCGCGTTCTCTGTTATCCTTACGCTCTTATCGAAGAGGACGGCGTGTCATACGCGAAAGCATCGTGGAAGCCCGCAGCGGATGCCAAGCAGTGGCCGCGCGCGCGTTTGTGGCGCGGGCTGGCCTGCGAGAACATCACCCAGGCCGTCGCGGCTGACGTGCTGCGCCATGCGCTGCGGCAGTTGCCGGACGTCGTGCTGCACTGCCACGATGAAATTTTGGTGGAGACAGACCAGCCCGAGGCCGTCCTGGAGCAGTTGCAGCGCGTCATGTGCACACCGCCCGCATGGGCCGAGGGGCTGCCGCTGGCAGCGGAGGCGCAGGTGATGGACAGATATGGCAAGTGAATTCCGGCACGGTGCCGGCGTCCGGTGCCACAGCGGGTCTGTGGTAACTCCAGTCTAAACTCACGCAAAGCTCACACACAAGCGCCGACGGCGAGCCCCCAGACCAACTAGCCGTCGGCGCACATAACAAGAGGTAGGGAAACATGGACTTTCTGGAGTATCTAACCAAGCTGGCACCAGCGGGCGAGACGGCTTTGATCGTGCGCCAGAAGCCCGTCATGCACGACGGCCAGCAGACGACGCATCGCGACGGTACCCCTAAGTACACGTGGCCCGCGTCCCTGCCGACGCGCCGGCGCAAGGAGGGCGAGAGCTGGTTCATCAACACCGGGTCGTTCATCATTGACCGCTTCACCGAGGGCAAGCCGTCCGCCAGTGCGGCCAACTGCGAGTACGTCCTGTTCATGATGCTGGACGACATCGGCACCAAGTCCAAGGTGCCTCTAGTCCCTCCTACATGGATCATCGAGACGTCGCCGGGCAACTGCCAGTGGGGTTACGCCTTCAGTGAACAGCCGACCAAGGGCGACTTCGTCGCGGCCATCACGGCCATCGCCGAGGCAGGCTACACGGACCCCGGCGCCACCAACGCGGTGCGCAACTGCCGGCTGCCGGGATCGCCTAACCTTAAGCCGGGCCGCGACCTGTTCGAGGCGCGCCTTGTTGAGTTCCACCCCGGCCGCGAGTACACCCTGCAGGCCATCTGCGAGGGGCTGGGCGTCACGCCGGGCGAGGCGCAGGGTGCGACGCTGCAGGGCATCAGGCTGCGCGACACCGGCTCCGACAGCGTGCTGCGCTGGCTCTCGGACCAAGGGCTGGTGCTCTCACACGTCAACCCCGAGGGCTGGTGCGGCGTCGTCTGCCCTAACCATGCCGAACACACCGACGGCCAGATTGAGGGCCGCTACTCGCCGATCAACCGCGCCTTCTGTTGCTATCACTCGCACTGCGAGCATTTGGATAGCAATGCATTTCTTGCATGGGTCGCAGAGCAGAACGGGCCGAAAGTACAACCGGGGTTCCGTGAGGAGCTAGTCTCTGAGCGCATGGCTAAGGTGGCGGAGGCCATCCAGCCAACGCCGGCGTTTCCCGACGCGGCCGCCGAGGTTATCGCCGAGGTAGACCGCAAGGAGCTGGGTCGTCTGGAG